GCTATCGCTTGTTTACGATTTTTTACTTTCTTATCAGATTTTCCGATAGAAAGCTTCTTTTTTTTAAACTCTCGCATCACTTTTGCAACTTTTTTCTGTTTTTTATCCATTTTTTAATTATCACTCCTAATTATATCTACTTTTGGCATCATTTGATCTGAACTTGGTAAAGTTTTTCCTAAAACAGTCTTTTGAATTGATGTATCAGCTCTTAATTTTGCTAATTCTTCGTTCTGTTCTAGTTTTTCGTCTTGATTTTCTTGTGCCATCATAGCTTTCATCTTATCAAGGTTCAATCTGTCTTCACCTTCCTTCTCTTTTCTAGAATTTTCTTTTGCTCGAAGGTCTAATTCTCTTGCTCTTAGTGCAGCAATAGGGTCATTATCAAATTGTGATGTAATTTTCTTCTCTTCGTTCATAAAATCTTCCATCATTTCAGCAATTAACTGAGCTTTTCTTGCTTCAATCTTTTGAGTTACTTGCATAACTTGCATTTGTATCTGTTGAGCCATCATTGGATTAGCTTGTGCCTGCACTTGCATCTGTTGTAACTGCATTAACTCATCTCTAAACTCTAACTCGACTTGTTCTTGAGCCATTAAACTAATATGTTCAAAAATATTTTTCTCAAGGCTTGCCATAACCATCGGATTATTTCTAGCCATGTTGGTTGCCATAAAATTTAAGTGAGCTGTAATATGTGATCTGTGATCTTGACCTGGAAAAGCTTGAAACTGTCCACCACTTAATGCTTGTATGTGTTCTAAAGCAGGATCCATAGGTTGTGGTGGCTGTGGTCTAACTAATATCTGGTCGATATTTTTTACACCCAACGCTTCATACATATTTCTATATGCTTGATACATATTATGCATTTGTGGATTAGATTGTGCCAGCTGCAGTTCTGACTGCGCGAGGGATATACGCTGTGTTTGTGAAAAAATGTTGGGGTCAGCAACTGGCAATATATCTACTCTATCATCAAAGTCTGTTTGTTTAATCATTCTTTGACCCCCAACTACGTCATACGGATACTCTTGAGGTAGATATAACTTGAATACTCTTGCTAAGATTCTAAATTCATTTTTCAAAGCAGAGTAAATTCTTTTGTGAATTGCTGACATTGTTCTTGATCCACGTTCTAGTAATGCAACTGTAGTTCCAACTGCAGCATTTTGATTGCCTTCTCCAACTTGCATATCAGCAATAGATGCAAATCTTTGTCCTGCTTGAACCACAACACCCATCAATGATAGTAATGTTTGTGACGGTTCTTTAAAAGGAAGCATCATAAATGAATCTCTTAAATTACCACCTGGTGCATCAACATCTCTGAACTCACCTGGTTGTATTGATTGTGCATCGTCTCTGATTCTGATACCACGCATCTTAAATCCTGCAGGTAAATTAGACAGAGTTCCGGCATCAAGTAATTGTCTTAATGCAGCTGTAGCTGTTCTTGATAATCCACCAATCATGTGAATTAAACCAAAGCCATAGAAACCTAAACCTGGTAAAAATTTAAAGTGTACAAAATATTGTATTTTGTTTTTATTTGGATCACCTATTTCATAGTTTCTTTTGATAGATAATATCTCTCTTGATCCTTCTTCAATAGTTACAATGTATGGAATCTTAATTCCTGACGGCTCACCAGTCTGTTGATTAACATCTTCAAAACCTTCAAGATCTAAATCAACATGACACTCTAACAATGTAAATACATCTTCGTTTGCAGATTTAGTTACACCTTCAAGTTCTCTTTCTTTTTTCTCAACATCTGTTTCTTTATCAGCAGGTTTTCCAAGTTCTATATCTCTATAAAAACCAGCGACTTGTTGTTTTCTTAAATCATTCTCTGAAATTTTTACGCGATGAATAATTGCTTCCGCATCATCTAATGAGGTAGCTGTATACGGAACAATTAAATCATCTGCTGGAACAAATTTACTTACAGCTCTTTGTTCCATTTCATCGTAGTAAACTTTTTTAAACGTACTACCTGAAAGTGGTAAGTGAAATAACATAGAGTCGAACTCCGGTTCGTATTCTTTCATCTTCTCCATGATTTCATAATTCATATAATTTTCAACACGTTCTGCTTGACTTGTTTTTTCAGCAGATGGTGCTCCTAAAATTTGTGTTCTAACTGGTCCATCAGCTGGTAATAATTCTTTGTATGCCAATGCTTGAAACTGTGTAACTGCTTCTGCAAGAACTGGGTGAGTTGCACCTGATGCACCTGAGAAAGGTTCAGTTCTGTTATCATATTTAAAACCTAAAAGGTCTAAACCTTTTGTATAAGTTTGCTCCCAGTCTTTTCTACTAGAAATATAATCTTGATATTTTGAATTTAAATCTGACGCTAATCTTCCTAATACTTCATCAGGTAAAAAATCTGCTAAGTTTGCATAGTGCTCGTCACCACCTTCAGGTGATGCAGCTTGTGGATCTAAGTTAATATCTACTGATCCGTCTTCGTTTTCTTGTACTTCTACAGGACCAGGAGACTCTTGTTGTTCTTCAACTGTTTCTATGATCTGTTCTTGTACTTCTTCTTCACCTGGAACTTCAAATGTTTTTCTGGGTTCGTTTGGAAGCGATTTGTCTGTTGCCATTTATTTTCTCCGTAAGTTTTATATGTTTAACAGTATTATAGGATAATTTCAAGCCCTGTGGCATAGGCCCTCTTTTTGGTGGTATTGTAGTTGTTAGTTTTTTAGTCATCGAAACCTGCATCTCCATAATCTCTATCATCCATTAAGTTAATTGGATCTCCTTCATAATCTGCTCCTCCTACATCTTCAGCCATTTGATTTGCTCTTACTTCAGCCTCAATAACTTTACCCTCACCTCTAGATAAGTTTTTAACTTTTTTACCCGTTGCATACTCTTCCATCTGACGAGTTGTACCTTCCATCATATCATCAACTGAATCTACAATAACTGCCTCAGTATCATATCCACCATCAGGATCTGTTGCGTATACCTCTTGATCCATAGCAGAAAACTCTCCTTGTGGCTTGAGTTCTTGTTTTTCAATTCCAGCTTGAAATTTATCAACTCTATCTAAATCAGGTCCTGTTTTTCCAGGTTTTACATAAACCATATCTACGGGTTGTGAGTAATCGTTTTCCCAATTGACTCGAACCTCACCATCAAAATCATCTATGTTAACACCAGGGAATTTGTCATTGGTATAAGTTGTTCCTATTAATTCATCTGTATCTTCTACTTTGTAATAAGTCATGTGATCAGGATTCTTAGCTTTGTATTCCGGTGTTCTAGGATCTACAAAATAATCTTTAGCTTTGCCTTCTGCTACTGCTTGATAATATTCTTGTTCAGTTACTTCTATTCTTTTTTTCTTGAACATGTTTTCTGCTTTTCCTTCTTTTCTAAATTTATCTACAAATGCTGGAAACCAATCAGGCATAAGTGTTTTAGTATTTTTTAACTTTTCTATTTTTGTAAATATATTTTTTACAACAGGTGCAGCCTTCTCACCTATATCAAAAAATCTTCCAACGATAGGAAGTGATGCAAGACCACCCATGATCTTCATAAATTTTCTTTTGCTAGGATCTTCTGGTCCATCTGCGAAACCAACACGGCCACCTAATTCATAACCTCTGTAATCTGCTGCTGCATACTCATCTATTAAATTTTGTTGATAAGGAGTTGCTTGAAGTGCAGCTAATTCTTCTGCAGTACGTATCATGTCTTGTGCTCTGTTTTTTAAAGTTCCAATACCAGTTATAGCAGTGCCGACAGGAGTTGATATTCTTGCACCTTTAGCCATTAAAGGTCCTAGTTTTTTAACTGTCTCTGGAAGTAATAAATTTAATCCAACCATGGGCTCTGTTACAGCATCAGCAAAATTTTTTCCTTCATCCATACCTGCTTTAGTTTCAAATCCTGCATAAGTAAGAGCAGCGGGTAATGACCCAAGAGTTTTAATTGTTCCTCTACCTACATTTTTTAAAATTTTTAAAAGTTGTGGTCCGTATTTATATGCACCAGCTGCACCGAGTGCAGTCGTTAAAGTTGGATCTGTTTTTTCTGGATCAAACTCCTCTTTTTGTCCTGTTTCTGCTGCCATTGCGTCTCCTGATTGACCTGCTAAGGATAATACTATTCCAGCTGGTAAAGCTACTGTAGGTAATTTAGAATATATGGCAAATCTTCTTCTAGATTCTGGATTATCTAATATTTTTTTAAATTTAGAAAATATATCTGGAGCATTTTCTTTTGCATATTTCAAAAGTGTCTTTCTATTTTTTGGATCACCTAAAATTAATCTAAAATCATAAGGTCTAAACCCACGTTTTATTTCTGCATCCACTCCTTTTGCTACGTCTTTTCTTAAAAGTTCAATTCTTTCTTCGTAAGGAATATTTTTTATTTCTTGAAATGTTTTATTTAAATTTGAAAATTTAAATTTTCTATTTTGACCAGTAAAAGAAATTTCTTGAGTGTTCGGGTCTATATTTACACCAATTAGTCTACCACTAGTTTTTTTAACTTCTTTGTTAATCAAACCATTTATATTGTTCATTTCCTCTACTAATTCTTTGGTAGCACCTTTAGATTTTATTTTATCTAAAATATTTCTTTGTCTTTCATAAAATTTTTCTAATCTTATTTCACTTGGTCTAACAATAATTTGATTAATAAGTCTCGAATCAAAACCTGTGTTTTCAGTTCCAAATTGAATACCTAAAGCATTAGCGTGTTCTTTAGAAATCCTATGAGCAAAATCAATAACACCTTTTGTAACTTTACCTGTTTTTTTAACAAGATTTTTTTCTCTTAATATAGGTTGTTTAAGTTTTTTACTTATTGTTTCTTCTGTTGTTAAATCTGTAACAGGGCCATATTTTTCTTTTTTTTGTTTATAACTTCCTGTTGTTTCACCTTTAGGATATTTTAATCCTTTTTTCTTTATATAAAAATTAATTACTCTTTGAACTTGTTTATCAGAAATAGGGTATTTTTTTACGAAATCTGCATTTTGCAAACCTTGACCCCTTGGTGTAGAAAATTTTATATCTAAATCATCAAGAAACTCTTGTTCCATAGTTTTACCTGATGGCATTTTTTTATCTGGAAAGATAACGTCTGAAATATTTTCTTGCCCTCTTTTAGCAACAGTTCTAATTCTATCAGGATCATCTTTTATTATACCAGTAGGTTTTGTTTCTAATGTAGTTTGTTTTGTTCTAATGTCAGATACCTTATATTTATTTTTAGTATCTCTTTGCCAATCATCAAAACTATCATAGTTTTTTATTTCATCTTTATAAACTTCTTTAGCTATTTTAACTTCATCTTTATTGAGCGGAACAAATTTATCGTATGCGTCTTCTGCTGTTATAATTTTAAAATTTTTATTATCAAACTCATCTAATACTCTTTTAAAAGTAGCAGATGCTGCTGTTCTTTTATTTCCAGTCAGATCATGTTTTTTCAAATATTTTGATATGTCGACAGTAGAGTTTGTTTTTAGTCCTTTTAAATATTTTCTAATTTCAGCAGCTCCCCCAGCGCTAAAATCCTCTCTTTCAACAGTGCCAATACCCTCAGGTATAACGTCCCTTAATCTTTGATAACGTGCTCTATCTTTTACTTCGCCAATTAATCTTCGAACCATGTCTCCGGCATCTTGCATAGAGAAAGTTCCTGCATCAATACCTTTCTGTGCAAAAGAATTTAATTTGTCTGCAATATCACCTTTTGGTATGGTGTTGTTGTGTAACATCAAAACATATATTTCAGCATCATTTCTAAAATCATTTATATCATATTCCGGTATTGGATTACTTGTAGTAGTATCCATCTGCATAGACTTTGGTGGTTCTGCTATTTTTGCACCGCCTGGTTGTTCTGCTATTTTTGGACCATCTGGTCGTTCTGCTATTTGTCTACCACCAATATCATTTTTCTTTCGTGGAAACTTTTCTTCAAATCTTCTAATTGCTTGAATTAATTTTGGATTACTTGGTGTGTATTTATCACCAGTTACAATCTTACCTGAGTCTTTTAATTCTTTTATTGTGATTGGCTTTTTACCACTGCCGCCGCTAAAACCCGGACGAGTTAGATAGGCCATCATTTGTTCGTATTCGCCTATCTTCATTACATCCCCATCAAATAACTTAGTCCGCCCTCAGCTTGTTTTTTTCTATTTAAAGCTTCACCTTGTATTTTTAATATTTCATCTACACCCATACCCTTATCAATCATAATTTTTGCTTCTTCAATTGTAGCAAGAGCAGCTGCTTGATTATTTGGATCAGGATCTAATACAATATTTTTTAAAAGATTATCGTCAATCATGTCACCATACTTTGTTATAATATCTAATTGTGTATCATTTAGTTTTTCAAAAAGACCTGGTTGTATGTCTTCTGCTTTTCTCATTATTTTAAGTTGTTTAGATATTAAGTTACCTGTAGCTTCGTTTGCGTTTAAATTAGTATATATTTCATCGTAAGCATTCATTATATCTTTTTGATCAAACATATCTCTATCAACGTTTAACTCTTCAAACATGTTATCTAATATTACATCAGCATCTACTTTTTTGTCACCAGATGGTTGGATAAAATTATTCATTGCTTTTCTAATTTCTTCTTTTAAATCTTTACCTCTTCTTGCAAGGAAACCTATTAATCTAATACCACCCATTGCAAAGTTAGTTCTGTTAATACCACCCATTGCATTTGGCTCTCTATCTTCTGGATCAAATTTTTTCAAAACATCTTCTGCTTCTGCTTCCTCCATTTTCTCTAACAACTCTTTGTTAGACATTGTTTTAGGAGCATCTTTATCTATTTTTAAATCAAACATACCTTGATCTTCTAAAAATTTACCCATGCTCTCTGTGATATTACCAGTCGTTTCTTTTTCTAATAAATCATCTGCAACATTTTTAAGATCCATCAAAGCATCACCACCAAAGTTTTCTTCGAATACATCTATTGGATCTTTTTTATCTGGTATCTTGATACCACGTCTACCTAATACAACTCTTGCAGCTGTTCTTGTCATGCCTTCTAGTGGATCTAAACCACCGCCAGGTCTAAATGGATTTTTAGTCAACATCTCTGTTACTTCATCAATAGATGTCTTTTGATTGAAGATTCCTTTTTCTGGAACTGAAAAAGTAATACCTTCTTCTTTAGTATCAATAGGGCCTAACTCTTTTCTGTCTTGTTCTATTTGTCTTCCAACTCTTCGTAAAAAATCTTCTTGATCCCTACTTATTTTTTGACTCGGTGACTCTTCAACTACATTACCTTTTTTATCTCTACCAGGTTTGAAACTAGCCTCAATTACTTCACCTTCTTTTTTGTTCTTGATGCCTGGAGCCTGTTTCTTGTTAGCAAATATTCTTTCAATTTGTTTTTTAAGCAATGGTGTTAGTTCGCCAAACTCTTGTTTAGCCATGTTGAAAGCATCTTCTATTTTTTTGATGCCACCAGTTCTAACCATGTTACCAAGTGCTAATAAAAATTTTCCGAGTTGTCCCATTAGTAATACGTCCTTTGTTTCTGCGGTAGCTCTTCATCCTGATAGTCTTCAGGGTGTTGTATCAAACCACCTTGTCTGAATCTCATTACTGCTTGGGTCATAGAATCAACCAAGTCATCATGGTCGCCATATGGAAATGCTGCACATTCTTCGATGACTTCTTGTGCAAATTCCATTTCTTTAGGCGCATAAATACGTCCTGACTCAAACAGTGGAGAAACACTGTTAACTCTAGTATGTTTATCATTTCCTTTGCTTGGTGTAAAGTTAATAACGGGTATGCCCATTTTCCTAAGCTCGTATGTTAGAGGCAATCCAGATGCCTTAGATTCAATAATCACTGTCTCAGGATTCCAGTATCCGTATTGCTCCATTGCAATTCTACGTAGTTCAGGAAATTCAAATCTACCTTTTAAAGAATCAACCAATATCAATGCTTTTCCAGAATCTTCATCAGGTGTAAAGACTCCCCATGTCGTTATCGCCGAATAGTCAGCAGAAGATTTTTTCATAAATGCAGTATCATAACTTTGTATGACGTGTTCTAGTGGTGGTAAATCTCCTTCCCAGTTTTGCCACCATTCTCTTTTAATTAGTGCTCCCTCTTCCCCAGTTGGATTCTGCATGTATTGTGCATTCCACTTTGAAAGAGGGATAGACGCTTTTACTCCTTCTAAATCTTTTATGTTCCAATATTCAGGCCACAGGGGCTTACCAGAGGGTAGGATAGCAGGAAACTCTATGACTTCCCATTGATCTGCCTTAGGCTCCTTTTGTGCAGAGATTAATCTACCAGCTAGATCTTTTTGATTCCATCGTGTCATTACAATTACGATCGTTCCTCCTGGCTGTAAACGTTGTCTAGGTCCTGATGTATACCACTCGTAAGTCCGTTCCAAAGCTTGAGCATTCATTGCATCTTGTTCAGTGTGTGGGTCATCAATAATTAAAA